GCCTAAACGGTTAGCGACATCGCCACCACCGAAGTAACCGCCAGGGTAGTTGTAGGTGTATGGCACACGGAAGATGTGCGACTTTACCCATGTCGCTGACTCTGTGCCAGTACCCGAACCTGTGGCGGTACGGAAGTACAGGATGCCACCCAATGTGACTGATGTGCCTTCACCGGAACCTGTTGCGGTACGAATGTTGACAACAAGATCAACCGCATCCCCCGAACCTTCACCTGATCCCGTAGCAGTACGGATAGGGACACGGATGAACGTGACGCTAGAAGCCCCTGATCCGCTACCCACAGCCGTTCTAACAGGCGTAATCTGACCTGACGCTGTACCAGAGCCAACACCTGAACCTGTGGCTGTACGAGGCGCAATATGCAACCCCGTTGAATCCATCGTCCCAACACCCGAACCAGTTGCGGAACGGAGAAGAACAACGATGCGTGTCGCAGACTCCGAACCAGTACCACTACCCGTACCCTGCCGTTGACGCAACACCTGTGCCGAAGAAGAAGCAGTACCTAAACCGTCAGCTGTAGCAGTAACGGTGAGAACCGCACGAACACCCAAATAGAAACGACCGCCGAAACGGTAAGGGAAACTAAAGTCAGTTAACTGACCTAAACGAACCTGTGCCGATCCTGAAGCAACAGAAGCAGAACCATCACCAACACCAGTCGCGGTACGACTAACAACACGAAAATAGGTTGCCCGATAAAACGGGTGAGTATCAACAAACGGTTCGCTAAAACCTGTGACTGCTGTTTGCGCCATGAGGGGTTATCCCCTAACGGCTAGTCGAGCGACAGCGTGAGAGAAGTGATCTGAAAAGTATCGCCCGCCGTAACCGCAGCAGACGACGACAACGCTCCAGTCCACAAACAGTTACCACCAGTCGACGCATCCCACATAGACCAATGCGAATAAGTTTCAGTAGCAGCAACGTTCGTCCACTCCAAAGTCGCAGAAGTCGCGATAGAACCCGACGCTGCTGAAGCCCAAGCAGCAACCTTGCGAGTCGTCTCAGTAGCAGCGTTAGAAGTTCCAGCCTCACCAGCATCACCAGTATGCAACTTCACATACACGTTTGAAGGAATAGTCCAAGCAGTCTTGCCTGTGGTGTGTTCAAGGATTTTCAGTTCCGCATAATTAGAAATCGACATACAAACCTTTCGCTAAAAAGACTATACCAAATACAAAAAGTGGGGCAACCGAGCGAGGGGACTCGGCTACCCCACATCTTGTGGAGGGTTAACTCAATTAAGCGTTAACACCAATGCTGGATGACGACTCAATGCGACGCAACGATGCTTCGCGGAAGCGGCCATAGCCACCGAGCCAGTACCAACCGATTGGGTTGAAACGCATGAGCGAGTCAACAACAGGTCCACGAACTACCTTCGGAACCATGCCGTTTCCGTCAACCTGGCTGTAAGCCTTAGCCAACGCCTGACGACCCATGATGTGTGTGCAGTACACGTCAATCGTTCCAGTTGTGCTGGTTCCGTTTGATGCGTTAGCGAACACCTTTGCGCGAGGGGTTTCAATGAATCGTACTGATTCAAAGGTTCCGATCTCACCGTTGTAGATGTTTGCTGTGTCTACAGCAACGTGTGGGGCGTTCCATGATGCTGCACCGGTTTCACGGCGAAGGTCATAGGAAACGTCTGGGTGAATGTAACCCATGTAGTAACCATTGAAGGTTGCAACGTTTGCAGCACGTAGAGCAGCAGTCTGCTTACGGATGTCGTTGGCTTCAATGATGTCCTCAGCCTGAACCGTTACACGGCTTGAAGGATCAGATGATCCACCGCCACCGTAGGCAACGTTGTCACCGCCAGCAAGAACGTCGCGAACAACCTTGTCGATTGAGTCACCAGCGTTGTAACCGATAAGGTTCGCTGCTGCTGCATCAATGTCCAAGAACGAAGTTCCACGGAGCTTTGCGGTGGTGTTGATTGTGTTGCCGTATTCGGCAAGGGTTACAGTCACTTGGCTGTCACTCATCGCTACAGGTGTAACGTCAGTGGTTTCAGCAAGTGTGCTGGTTGCTTCTGCGAGGTCTGCGAAAATCGTGAAGATTACCGAAGAACCAGGCATTGACTGGTTGGTTGGTTGAACATCGGCTGCTTGGTCGAACAAGAGTTCTGAACGTAGGGCGAAATACGCCAAACGGTCATACGCTGCCTGGTCGGTGTCAACCGAACTTTGCTGGGTATAAGACATTTGTCTTTTCCTTTAGGGGTAGCCCCAAAGAATGTGAATCCAATGGGGAGTGATTAGTATTTTTCTGCTTCGGCTCTCGCCTGGGCCAGTAGTTGCATCACTTCATCCGCGGATTTTGCTTGTGCAATACGTTGAGCGTAATCAACAGGAGGTTCGCTTGTCTGTCCAGCTTTCGCTGCCTGTGCCACCCGATTCCATGACTGCTGTTCAGCAGCCCTTTCATTGTTCTGGCTAGGTATGAGACTTGCTTCTTCTGCTGCTTGTCGAATCGCCTCCGGTGTTAATTCACCGTCGTAGCCTTTAACGAAATACTTGTACTTCGGATCGTTGGGGTCTACGCCCGCTTTCACGAAGTTAAGTTCTCGTCGGGCTGCCTCTGCTGATGCTGCCTGCTCGCGTAAAGCCTTATTTTCGGCTTCAAGCTTTCGCAGGTGCGCTCGCACAGGGTCCTTCGATTGCTGCTGGTCTTGAACTACATCATCCTCAAACTCGTAGTTTGCATCTGACATGACCCACTCCTTCTGCCCACATTCGACTGGAGGTTATCGAATGGCTGCAAGTCTCACCCCTTTTGCACATTGAAATCGGGGGGTTTCCAATGGTGTCCGTAACCGAACATTAACAGTATACACACACCTCACTTGACAATGTCAAGTATCCTATTGTGCTTTACCCACCGAAGTAGAAATAGAGCCTGATGTTTCACCAGTTGTCCGAGCAAATGATCCACCGCCAGCGAACTCACCAGTACGGAGACGCTTACGACGTTCAATCTCTTGTTGCGAGGCGACATCAATCCCGAACGCCGCACCTGCCAGTTGTTCACCGGTCAGCGCAGTTTCACCCGCGAAAGTCTGTCGTAGTTCGCCTAAAGCACCGACTTCAGCGAAGCCTGCGCGAGCCTGCTGTTCAGTAATTCCACGGGATGCCAAGTTCTCTGCGAACTGTCCAGTCAACTGAATACCACCCTGCTCCAGACTTCTAGCAGCAATCTGAGCGGCCCTAGCCTGCTGTTTTAGCAGCGGGGCTGTGCGCTCTGGGTCAATAAAGTATGCAGCCAACTGACCTTCCGTGACCCCATACAAGGTTTGCATCTGACGCTTAACCTCTGGATCAGATTGGGCAACAACCGCATAACCCTGCTGAACACGATCCTGCAACTCAGACGGTGAAACATCACCCTCAATCAGTTTTGAAAAGTCATCGTTCTGGTCATAGAACCCTGGAGGTAAACCATTTGACTGCATAACTTGACGGTAAGAATCTTCAAGACCGATGTACTCGCCTGGGGAAAGTTCAGCCAATCCTTTTTTCATACGTGCAGCGTTGCCAGCGAAACGGGTTTTATATTGATCGGTGTCACGGATTGAGAACACCAACGCTTGCTCATTGTTGATGTCAACCAAACCTGATGTGTAGTTGCCCCACAAAACTTCTGCCAATGATTCCAAACCATAGGTAGAAAGAACTGCCTTGATCGTGTTACGTGCATCAGGGTTAGGCGAGAAAGCTGGTGCAGCAGGGGCAGGAGGTTCTGGTGGGGCGGCAGGTGAAACGTACGGCGCAGATTCGTCAAACACGCTTCTAGGGACACCGCCTGCGTACACCATTGAGTCACCGCCAGTTGCGACTTCTGGCATTTGGAAACCTGATGCAGCAAGATTCGCTTGACCTTCAGGAGTCTGAAAATATGCCGCTAATTCAGCGTTAAGGTTCTCTAAACCAAGACCGAAATCTACGCCACCAAAACCAATGTCGCTCATTATCGAACCTTTCCAAACGCTTTAGCAATAGTTAAAGCCAAAGACTGTGCATCCCTGTTAGCGGCCTTAGTGTTCTGATAGCCGTAACGCGGATCAGACTTAAGTTTCGCAACCCAATCACCCAAAGACATCTGACCTTTTTCAGCATTACCAAAAGCATCCAAGAACGGACCCTGGAACATATCAATCTGGTTAGGGTCACGCTCCAAAATCTGTGCAGCATACTGCTTATAGTTTTCGCTGATGTCCTTCAAGGACAGACCAGCATCAATCTGTGACGACAAATGAGGCAACACACCCTTAGCAGACGACTTCATTTTGTTCAACAACTCATCCTGCGAAATAGGTTTACCAGTACCAGGCATCGGCGCACCGGTAAGAACAGCCTGCAACTCAGCATCCGAAAGCGCATAGTTATAAGACTTCGCCAACTGTTTAATACTGTTCGCTTCAGCGGTGATCTGTGCTTTACCTGCCGGAAGCTGCCTTTTAGCAAAAGCTTTCTGCTCAGGTGTAGCAGTCTTAAAAAAGTTTGTTGCAGCCAACGCACCTTCAAGACGGGGGTCTTGATAGTTTTGAGCCACAGCATCAGCCAACACCTGTGCAACATCAGGACCGAATACACCGTTAGGGTCCAACAAATACGAATACGCAGGAAGATAGCGGTCGACCTTTGCTTTCAAATCGGCAGGATTCGCAACAGTCGTCGCCTTCTTTGCCTGTTCCTCGTCATACTCGCGCCCAAGTTCAGCACGTGTCTTAGTAGAACCAGCCTTAATCTTTGCGTCAATATACGCCTTACGAGGATTCTTTGCCTCAGCCACCGAGCATCCTTTCTAACACTTGTGCATATCCCGCAAACTGGACAGCATCAGCCTCATCCTGATTACCAGCCTCGATCTTCTTCTGTGCAAAAGCAGCAGCAGTAGGGGCCTGCTCAGCTACACCAGCCTGCGACTTCTGACCGGCAAGCTCAACACCCTGATAAGTCTTAACCAACTTGTCCAGTTCTTCGGTATCCAAAGTACGACCCAACACGTTCTGCGAAACCTTGTCAAAAACATTCTGCAAGTCCGTTGCGGCAGTCATGCGATACTTCTTCAACGCACCAGTACCACCCGAATACGGGAACTTCTTTGAACGTTCCAACGCCTGCTCAACGCTAATGAAGCTTTGGTTAGCGTCAACCAACGCCCGCTTGTATGCGTCAAGAGTTGACTGGCGAACGATACCTGGCTGATATGACTCACCCAAAAAGTACCCGCCAGAAGCAAGACGTTTCTGCCAAGCAATAACTTCCTCGGCATCCCAAGTAGCGATATTTTGTTCATCACCTTCAAAATATTGTGGGAGAACTTGCTCCCCACCAACAGTTTTACGTGGCCCCTCATACTGGATAAGACGACCGCCCTCAAAAACGCCACTACCCTCAAAGCCAAGAATGTCCTTGCCTGGTCCACCAAAGCCAAGTGAACCTTGAACGGCGGCAATAATCGCTTGCGTTTCAGGGGACAACGGAACGGTTGTTGACGGGGCTGGTCCAACTGGCGGAGGGGTAGTTGTAGAAGTTGAGCCACTCTGTTTAGGTCTTGGAGCCATT